TGGGTTTTCACGCAAGACGATACCTATGTGTGTGCTTTCCCTGTGAAAAGATAGGGGGGAGGGTTATTAAAATTATCGTTCATTTTTTTGAAAATCAGGGACATCTTTTACATTTTTTATGGGGATTACATTTTTAATTTTATTTCCATATCCAGTTCCATAATAAATTTGTTCCCACTTAGTTTTTCTTGTGTGGCATTTGCTACAACAGAAAGCCAAGTTATCCATGATGGTCTTACCATTCAAGTCAAACTCAACTGGCACGATGTGGTCAACTATCTTACCAGTTCTTACTCTATTGTGTGCTTTGCAGTACTGACAAAGGAAGTTATCTCTACGTCTTACTACATCACGTATAGACTTCCATTGCTTGCTTTGATAGAACTTATTCTGCTCTACTTTAACGTCGCTATACTCACGCTTGCGCTTGTTATAGTCCTTATATCTTTTAGTATTATCAGTACGATTAGCCCATCGCTCTCTGCTTGCTTGATATGCTGCTTCTTTATCAGCATGCTTAGTACAATAGTGTAGTGGTCTAATAACTACAGCGTGGCAGTTAGGCTCACGACAGCGTCCAGTCATTGGCAAGATAGCATCTCCTTTCCAACAATAAAAGGCTGCCCAGTGGACAACCTGTAATAAAATAGCAAGTCAGGGAGTCGAACCCTGAACCATTCCGTATTAAGCCGTAAGGTGCGACCTTACTAACGAAGTCTTAACCACTCACTCGCCACCTCAGATAATTTAAGGATTCAAACCAATGGGCACTCACTGAGATAACCAAGTATTGGAGCTGCAGGATTCGAACCTACGTCTCACAAGTGCTAGCAAAGTTGTGTATTTTAGCCAACTAATAAACTAAGCTCCGATAATATAGCAAGCCACTGGTTAGAGCAATGACTTGCTTAGAAGTATATCCAACCGAACGAATTACATTTTGTTTGCTTTCGCTGATAACTTCATGCTACCATTATCGCATGTAAATCAGGAAATAAACGGGTTAAAAATGGGTCAAAAACGGAACGCAAAATCAGTCCAAAGTATTTCTCCATAATCCATCCCTCAATGTTTTCTTAAATGATACGTATTGTTTTCTTGCAGCGTCTTCATCTAAGCAAACTCTTATTCCCACTTTATACCAAGATAACCGATGTTTAAATCTAGCAATAATAACATCCTTTACAATTGTTCCATGTATAACCTCCATTAACTCGTCAAGCGTTTGTTTCTGGTCATTAAGTCTACCAAGTTCTTTGTCGGCTTCTTTAATCAAATAGTTGCGCTCTTGTGGTGCAGTGTTTGAACTACTCCCACCACTTCCGATTCTTTCCTCATGTTTCTCACGAGTGATCCAGCGTTCTCTTGAATTAATTTTAACTTGAAGCATTCCAGTCATGTAGTCACTTAATAACAAATCTAATCTATCCGCCATTTAAAAAGATTCCTCCGTCTGTGGTATAATAGTATTAGATACAATCATGCCGAAGCCCATTGCCGTGGGCTTTTTGTATTTATTTATTAGATGTTCTATATAATATAATCACCCATAATAAACTCAAAAATGCGATTCCTAGCCACGTTGGAACTAGGGTCATTAGCCATGCGAATAATAGTGTAACTGCAACTATCCCAACCGCCCTAAGCAGTCGTTTTACCTCGATTTTTTTATTCACTAGATTTCTCCTCCAGTTGAGTTTAGCGAGTTCCTAGCTCAGTATGATATAATGTAACTGACCGAAAATAAAAATTCGTAATATTGTTCAGTATTTCGCTCGAACCTGGTCAGTTCGGGCTTTTTTTATTTTACTTACCTCAAATTCTTAAATCTGTCAGCGACTCTTTTTTGCTGTTCATCAAATTCTTTGTCGAGTTGCTCCATTTTTAATTTATGCTCAGCAAGTTCTTCATCAATTTGTTGAAGTTCTTTGTCCATTTGGTTGTCCAATATTACCCAAGCTATTGAGAAAATGACGGTACCCATAATCACAGCGATTAGCGCTCTAAGGGCAAGGTATTTAATTCCCATAAGTATTGCCATAATAAGTGTTAGCATAGATATAATAAGCGATAAAATGGTCATAGCCATAATGATAAATAAAACTAATTTTGATGCACCCTTCATTCCACAACCTCCTCGATATAGGCAACTTTGAAAGCACAATCATTTGTAACACACCAACCCGCTTCACTTTCAATATGTTCAATAACATCTGCATAGCTGTCAGCATGAACAATCCATGATAATGACATCTCTTTTCCGTCAGATACAAAAGAATTGCTATATAATCTAAATTTTTTCATCTCCACCTCAATCCATATGTTTATCAAGCCATTTTTCAGGGAACACGTTCTCTGACTCGTCAAGGTCTGAGCGTGGAATTCGTTTATCTCTGATATAGCAACGCCAACAAGAGCGCTCTTCATGAGTTCCAAATAAATAAATTCTCCATTCCGACCACTTATGCCCGAACAGCTTACACATTAGTTTCATTCTTGCCCCCACAATTTATTTTGTTCAACAACCAATTTCTCTCGATAATCTGTAACTACCTTTAGCATTTCATTATTCAAATCTTGATGCAGTTTGTATTCTGCATCGGGCAAAATTCCATACCCACTTATTTTTAATGAAAATATAGAACTTTGTTTGAACATTGCTAGTTTAAGCCCTCTAGGTTTCTTATTATAGTTATAAAGAAAACTGTCAATTTCCCCTATCTCCCTATCAAGTTTATTTATTTGGTCCAGGTTATTTTTATTCATTCAATCCCTCCCCACCAGTCATTGACCAGCGATATTAGTTTGTCGGTCATTCAAATAAACTCATCTGTCCTTTCTTTTCTTCTAAGAGTGGAATCCAGTCAGGAAATTTACTTTCAATATGTTCAATTGCCTGTTCCGTCCATTCATGAATCCCTAAAAACTCCATTGCGTCTTCGCTGTGAGGGATAACATTTATCTCTGAGAAACCAATCGGATTATTAGCACTGTTTTGAATGAAATAAACTTGTTTCACGGACATTTCTAAGGCATCACCATGAATGATTACACCATTCATTCCTCGAATTGCAAAAGCATGAATCAAGAATGAAATAGCCTCATCTGATAATTCTAATGCCTGATACCAATAGTTACTCGGTAAATAGTTAAAAAAGTCAGTATTCATTCGATCATTTTGCCATTTTTGGATAATTAGAGTTCCTGTTCCTGCTCCAGTTAAATCAGCACCTCCAGAACCACCTACAAGCAACGCTGTGAGCTTACCAAGTGCATCTGGTGTATAATGCTGTCCTTTTGCCGAAACAGCTGAGTGAGTCATAAAATAATCTCTGAAAAAATCAACACTCATGTCATGGTGGATATTTAAGATTTTAGAATAAAATTCTTCACGTCCTTTTTTATCAAAAACAAGTTCTTGAATTCGATTTGTGAAATTCATATGTTCATCAACATTGAGCATGTCATAGAATTGTTGCTCAGTAATTGTCATTTATCCCCTCCACCACTTTCACTAAATCAACTCCGAGGGCTTTGCCTGCGAGGTATAAAGCAATGATATTTTTATTTTTAAAGTAATAATCATTGAAAGCTCTCGAACCGTAAGGTCCAGTTTGATCTAGCACATAACCAATGTCTGTTGCATCAATACCAGCAAAAACGCCATCCAACTCATCCGCAATGCTTTTCGAAATCGTGAGTGATGGTTGGTTGGCAATTTTGACTTTCTCTATTAATTTATTCTCTAAATCATAGTATTCTTTCCAGTCTTTTATATCGCCTGTATCGCTAGCTTTATCATAAGCAAAGCAAACTTGTTCTACTTCTTGTTTGGCTTTTTCTAATTCACTCATCGCCGCTCCCTTCAAGTTCAGTTACTGATACTTTTGCCCAATGTTTAGGACAAATGGTAACAATTTCAGGCATTTTAGAATTTTCATCACTGCCATGAATTTTTTCATAAGTTGGTCCGAATGAAATTATTTCTTCGTTTCCATTTCGAAAATTATCTAAAAAATTTTCCCAACGCTCTATAGAAAAGCTGTCAGTTCTGTAAGTAATATCAATGTATGGATTAAAAAGTCTTATTTCAATCATTTTCCCCTCCAATCGCTGCGAGTGCTTCATAAGCCTTATGAGCTGGAAATAACAACTTCAACTGGCTTTCACAATGTGAACGTGCTGATTCATTCATTTCACTATTAAGAAATCTATCCATCTGCTTTTGGTACTTTTCTTCTGATTCTGTCAGTGCATTTTTCGCAGTGTTAAGCTGTTCTTGGAGTTTTTCAGCCTTATTTTCGCCAGTTAATTTTTTAACTTGACTTTCCGTATAAACTGCTTCCATAGAACAACCGTCCTGACAATAACAATCTTTATCAAACTCATCGTGTAAGAATCCATGCGCTTCGTTGTAATATCCGATTGGTTTCATTGTTCTTCCTCCGCTTCAAGTGCTGCATTCTCAGCTAATACAACATCAATATTCTTTCCTGTTACTTTTTCGATATAATCAACTGCAAGTTTATGAGTTTTAGCCAGATCCGCAAGCTTTCTATCTACAAGGTTTCCCACAACAATATCTTGAGTGATATTTGCTGCTACACTTGCTTCAATTAAAGTTTGAATGCAACTCTCTAATTCTTCTTGGAGTTTTTCAACCTTATTGATTAATTCAAGATATTTACTGTCATATTCAAAATCAGACAAAAATGTATCAAAACTAAAAGCTGTACAATAATCAACATCAGTAGTTTCAGGATGTCCATTATCGGTAACCCAAACTACAATTTCATTACTATGCCAATACGGCCCACAATCAATAACGTTATAAAAGTCACCTCGTGTATATTCTTTTGAGCTTTATCCGACATATCTAAATGACATGATTTGATAAGGGAATCCTAACTCAACTCGTAATAACTTTCCATTCGTTATTATTTTTTGGTCTTGGCAATATAAAGTCAGAACCTTGTCATGTTCGGTTTTAATCATTCTCACACCTCCCCAGTTGAGCCGAAACCACCTGTACGCTTTCCGTTTGCGTTGTCATCGTCTGTTGTAAGGTATTTGACAAATACCCCTTGCATTATTCTTTGACCTTTAGCAATCGTTACAGGCTCTTTTGAGATGTTCATAAACAAGCCTTTAAATTCATTAGGATAATAATCTGAATCGATAATTCCTACTGAATTAATCAATGCAATGCCACGCTTAACTGGATTACTTGAGCGGTCATATAATTTCAATACTTCATCATGTCCGAGTTGAACAGCTAGCCCAGTACTTACCAATTTAATTTCATCAGGTTGAATCGTAACAGTTTCACTTGCTGAAATGTCATAACCTGCGCTATGTTCTGTCGCTCTTTCTGGAATAGTCGCATTTTCGTCTAGTTTTTTAAATTATCTTGTCATTCTCCGTCCTCCACAGGCACAAGCTCAATGAGTAGATTAGTATACTCCCATTTATCAATAGCTTCGTTAAATTCCCAGCCTAGCTTTTCTTTTAGTAATTCTTCTGAATCGATCCAATTAAACGGTAAACAGTCACTTTGCTTGTAGAGCGCTCCATCCATGATTTCAGCCAGTTCTGATTTGGTGAATCTAGAGTATTTATTCTCATATCTACCGTTTTTATTTTTGGTATTACATTTAGCAAAACCAAATAATTCTGCCATAAATCCAAAACTTACTAGTTGAAAAAATGGCTTGTTTCCATTATTTAACGGACTAAGAAACACATAATATTTTTTCTCGCTCATTCCGCCACCTCAATCTGTTCATAGCTCCCAGTTTCCATGCTGTCGATTTCTTGCTGGGTGAATTTGTAGTGCATGTATTTTTCATCGTAATCATTTGAATAATGAGGAGTGATTTTATACTCGTTATTTCCTGTTTTGCGCAAATAATGTCCCGTATTCTTCTCACGCAAATAGAACATCTGCGGTTTTTCGACCTGTGGTTTTTCGACTTGATAGCCTGTAATAGCTAAATGAGAAAGGATAAATAGTTTATTGTTTAGACCACCAAAACCGAATCGTCTATCTTTAAATTGGAAATCATTCAGCCACCAAAAACCTTTTTCTGTCAAAATATCATCGAAGTCACTCAATGTGGCAAAATTATTCTGAGTT